CCCGCATGGATTACACGCCGGAACAACGCAGAGCAACACCGCCTTGGGATACTTTAGACGTTCCTGAGAATGAATTGATTGTGAGGATGGGGGGCGGCGGGCCGAGTATGTCGGCTGGGCCAATTCCTGATACTCTCCCCCTAACAGGCCAACAACGCGGGGAACTGCTTAATTTACAGAGAATGAAAACATTGAAAAACAATCCGGGGAAAGTTGTCCAGGACTTAATTATGAAGGGCCACTGGCCGGAGGATTTACGGCAAGACGCTTTAGGGTTTCTGAACGGAATGCGAGTAAGAAGTGCACAAAGTAATGAATTAAAGTCAAAGGGTTATGATCCACTTTCCAACAGACGCCCCGGCCACGCGGTAGATAAGTTTGCATATAATAAACGGGCTATGGAACAGGCTGAAATTGAAGCGTCTAAAAAGATGCGTATTGAAAATTCCGCTAACAAATTAAGAGGCCTAGACTCTTCAAGCCTTTGGAATAAAAAGTTTTCAGATGATGTAAACAGCGCGGCGGATTCCGCTGATATATTTGGGCTTTCACATGTAGAAGGGTACGTGAATAAGGCTAACATGGAAGCCGTCCCTCGCCAGCTAAAAAAAGAAGGGTGGACGGTCAGTCACGGTTCAAAAGGTAATAGTGGCAGAAAGTCCAGCCGGTACGTAATCTCTCCCGATGGAAAGTATGAAGTGCGTCTGTCTGACCATGAATTGCCTGAAACACCACAACGGCAGCATAATAGGGAAACTTATGGCGCACCGCGTTGGGACGATGAAATTGTTTTAACAGGCGTCGAGTCTCCCGACGAAATTATTGCGGAAGTGAAAAAGCTATACACAGGGGAGTTTGAATAATGGCACAAGCAGCATCATCAATTTCAATGCCGCCGCCCGTTGCGGGATGGGACACTCGTGAGAGCTTGGCAGACATGCCTGAAACACACGCGGTAATACTGGATAATTGGTTCCCGTCAACAGACAAAGTAACTATGCGACGAGGCAACACGGCACACGCTACTGGAATGTCTGGAGCAGTTGAAACGCTAATTGAGTATATACCACTGTCTGGAACAGGTCAGCTTTTTGCGGCTAATGCTGGTAATATATATGACGTTACGTCAGCAGGTGCAGTTGGCAGTGCTGTCTCAACAGGACACTCAAATAATCGTTGGCAGTTTGTAAATATGGGAACCGGAGCAGGGCAGTTTGTTCGATGTTTTAACGGCGAGGACACGCCTTTAATATTTAACGGCACGACTTGGGCAACCACAGCCATTACTTGCACAGGCATGACTGCAACAAAATTAATTTGGGGTAATATACACCAAAATCGGTTATGGGTTGGTGAAGTTGATTCATTGTCAGCATATTATCTTGCTGTAAACAACGTTTCAGGTGCTGCAACAGAGTTCCCTTTAGCTGGTGTGTTTAGACGCGGCGGTCATTTAGCTGGAATGGGGACATGGACGAGAGATGCTGGAGACGGAATGGACGACGTAGCAGTATTTGTTACGTCAGAAGGTGAAGTGGCTGTCTATTCTGGAACAAATCCTGCTAGCGTTAATACTTGGGCCTTAATTGGTGTATTCAGCATTGGAATGCCGATTGGCAGAAGGTTCTTTGTAAAAGCTGGCAGTGACCTTGTGTTGATAACTCAAGACGGCTTTGTGCCATTATCTGCAATTCTATCAATGGACAGAAGCCAAGCAGAATTAGCTGCTTTGTCTAAACAAATATCGAAAGCTGTAAACGATGCAGTGCGCTCATATAAAGACGTTTTTGGCTGGCAAGCTATACTATACCCTAGAGGTCAAATGCTTGTTTTCAATGTACCTTTGTCCACACAGACAATGCATCAGTATGTATTTAACACAATCACAGGTGCGCCGTGTCGATTTACTGGAATGGACGCCCTTTGCTTTGGCCTCGTAAATGATTCATTAATGTGGGGCAGCACAGAAGGCGTAGTATATAAATTTGATGATGGCACATCTGATAACGGCAATGCTATCGAAGCAGATGCAGCGCAAGCGTTCAGTTATTTTAAAAGCCCAAGCCAAACGAAAATTTTTAAATTAGTTGAGCCTATATTTGAAAGCGACGGCAACCCAAACGCCGCTGTAGATTTAAATACAGATTTTCAGATAGTTGAACCAACTGGCATAGCCGCTGCATCTCCGACACGATCTGGCATATGGGGTGTGTCCAAATGGGGTAGAGGTGTTTGGGGGACAGCGGCACAAATATACAAAGGCTGGCGGGGTGTTCGGGGTGTAGGACGGTCAGGTGCTATACGCATTCGTGTAAATACAACAACTGCTAAACCATCTTGGATTGCAACCAATTTTACATTTGTAAGGGGTGGCCAGCTTTAAATGTACATTGTTAACAAAAAATGTTAATGTATGGGCATGATGAAAGAATTGCAGAATGGGTATCTAATCATATACCTCATGTGTACGAGGGTTTTGAAAAATATATTGGAATTGGATATATAGTAAAAGAAAAAATAGTGGCGGGGTTTATTTTTAATGATTACCACGCGCATTTTGGAACTATACAACTAAGCATGGCTGCTACAAGTCCCGTTTGGGCAAAGAAGAATACAATAAAAGAAATTTTACGGTATCCGTTTGAACAGTTAAAGTGTTATAAGATATTTACAACGACCCCAGCGGATAACATAAAAGCACTAAAAGTAAACGCTCATATCGGTTTCAAACAAGAAGCAATATTAGCTCACCAATTCGGCAAGAAACGACACGCAGTTGTAATGAGGATGTTACTCCCTGATTATAATAAATTTTTAAAGGAAAATTGCGATGGGCAAATCTAAACCGCAAGCACCAGCACCAGTAGTTGTTAGCGCACCTCAAGTAGCATCTGAACAAGCAGAATTTAACAGAAATGCAGCCGTTGACACGAGAAATTTAAATTTTATAGATCAAATAAGTCCAGGCGGCTCAGTTGAATTTAAACCAGTTGAGGACGAATTTTCTTCAGCATGGGCTGGAGCAACGGGGCGCGAAAATTACGGAAAAATTGATGACGGTACTGGTAACTTTGTCGATGCACCTTTTCAAAGGTTCCAAGTAGAACAGAAATTATCTCCGCAACAACAATCATTATTTGATAGTTCAAATCGGGTATCTCAACAATATGCTGACACTGCTGAAAGTCAGCTAGGGCAGGTACAAAGCACTTTAGACAATCCTTTTAGTTTAAGTACTTTAGGTGCTGCGCCAACGTTTGATGAAACATCACGGCAAAGATCGTTAGACGCAATTTTAGCTAGAAACAATACGCAAGCAGACAGAGATAGGGCTGCATTAAATACATCTTTAGCGAATCAAGGCTTCGTAACCGGATCTGAAGGGTTTGACAACGCATTTGATGAATTTAATCGTGCGCAAAATGACTTCCGTTTAGGAGCAGATATTAACGCAGGGAACGAAGCTGCCCGCGATTTCGGGCTACAATCCGCTGCAAGAGATCGAGCAATAAACGAAATATTAATGCAACGGACGCAACCGCTGTCAGAATTGGCTACTTTATCGTCAGGATCACAACCGCAAGGGCCATCATTTCTCAACACGCCGCAAGGCCAGATTGCAGCACCTGATTATCAAGGCGCAGCGTATGCTTCTGCTAATCAACAGAACGCTGGAAATAGTCAAGCGTATCAAGGCAACCTTTCAACTTACAACAGTAATCTTCAAGGGCTGTACGGCCTTGGAGGGTCGGCACTAGGTGCGGGCGGTTATTATTTAGGGAAATAAATAAATGGCATATGGAAAATCATCTGGCGGCATGGGTAGTCAATACGGTCGAGGTAATAGCCTAGCGGCGGCACTGGCCCCAGACGCGGCTGCTATTGGCAACATCAAGGGCAACACTCAAGGCATTGCGTATGCTTTGCAGAAAGGGCTTCAGGGCTTGTTTGCTGGTATGGATGCCAAGGATCAAAGTAACGTGGCTAAAGCCTTCAATGACGCGTTCAAGAAAGATAAAGAGATTACTATGGAGACGGGTTCGGCTTATGACCCAGAACTAGAGGACGCC